CGTGGGTGTATGAAAACTTTGATGAAGTATCAGGTATATCCTTCTTACCTTTTAGTGAGCACACTTATAAACAAGCACCTTATCAAGATATTGATGAGAAAGAGTATAACAAACTCATGGAATCTATGCCAACTTCTATTGATTGGAGTAAATTACAAGAGTTTGAAAAAGAAGATACAACAAGTGGTAGCAAAGAACTTGCATGTACTGCAGGTGTTTGTGAGATTGTTGATATTGAAGCAAGTTAACAGAAAGGAGTAAACTATGAGAGAGATGTTATTAGCAGCACTAAAGTCCTATTATGTAGGAAACATAAATAGACACATAGCTAATGTAGAAGTCTATTTAAGAACAACTGTTGGAATAGGAGAGCATTCTGATATACAAGAAACTATTGATAAAGAAATAGAAAAGATTGCTCAATTTGATGACAGACTAGCAATGGTAATTAAATATTTTGAAAGGAGACAGGAAAATGAAGAAGAAAAAAAGGAATCCAAATCTAAGTAAATACGATGCACCTTTACGTATTCAATTTGAAAGAGGAATAAATGCGTTTAAAGGTAAGCAATACATAAAAAATGTTGATGGTCACAAGATTATAGCTACAGTTAGTCCTTATAATACTAATACCATGCAACATAGAGAGTGGCAGAGAGGTTATAACTCTGCATTCTTTAAGCAGTTGGAGAAAGTAAAACGTGATGAAGCTAGAAGAAGAAGCAAAGAAGTTCATGCAGTCTAAGAATAAAAGTATGATTACTGCAGATGAGTATCAAGAGAAAGCAAAGGCAACTGCTATCTATCCTAAGAAAGATGCACTACCTTATTTATCTCTTGGTCTTGTCAGTGAAGCAGGAGAAGTTGCAGGTAAAATTAAAAAACTTATTCGTGACGGAACACAGTCAGATGTAGCATCAGAAATAGGAGACGTACTATGGTATTGTGCAATGTTAGCTTCAGAAGTTGATGTCAGTCTTGGTAAAATAATGGAAAATAATTTGGAGAAACTTAATGACAGAAAACAAAGAGGAAAGTTACAAGGGTCAGGAGACACTCGTTAACAAAGTTACACCTGTCCATGATTTATCTTGGTATTTAAAATGGTCAGGTTCATTCTTAATTATGTCAGGGATTATATGCAGGGCAGCAGGAGTGTTGCCCTTTTATGATTTAGTGGCATCGTGTATAGGCACAGGTCTATTAGCAGGTATGGCTTACATATGGCATGATAGAGCCTTACTTATGGTGAATGGGGTAGCATGTGCAGCTTTAGCTATGGGTATAATGAGACATTTATTTGTTTAAGTTTGCACAAATATTTTGGTATAGTTTGCACATAATTACTTGCCTATTTATAATTGTAGGTAATGGTAGGTTGTTGGGATTGTGGTAATTATCTTAAACTAATTATAGACATTAAATTACTTAATGGCAAAAACTCTGCATCTAAATCTTCTTTGTATCTTGTTAAATACATTTCTAAACCCTCTTCAAAGTCACCTTTTAAAGAACTTGAAGGATAGTCTTCAGGTCTAGCTTCATAAATACTTTTTCCGTAAATGTCTTCGTATCTATCCTCTATTATCTCTCTCCTAGAATTAGGAAGATTTATAAAAATAGCTTTTAACTTTCTATGAAAAGTTACCTCATCATCTTTGTTTGTAGGAGTTAAAACCATTTTTCTAGCATCGTTTTTCATTTTGTTTATAAGTTTAGCTAGTTTGTATTTCTTTTGTTTATCTGTTGGTATTTCTTGATAGTCAGGTGTCATAATATAAGAAGTAACCACTTCATCCATTTTTATTCCTAACTCTCCTTTAGCTAGATTACTTAATTCTGTATCCCCTTTTATTTTTTTAGGAGCAATTTCACGATAGTCAAATCTTAGTCTAGCTAATTCCTTTTCTAAGAAAGTTTTATTTTCT